AGATCTATGGGCAGGAGCCACTGATGTAGTAGGTGTATATGATGATAAACCTACAATATTAGACTTTAAACAAAGTAATAAACCTAAAAGAGAAGAATATGTTGAAGATTATTATTACCAAATAGCGGCATATTCACTAGCCCACAAAAAACAATATGGACCAATAACACAAGGCCTTATATGTATTTGTACTAAAGATGTAATTTACCAAGAGTTTAAAATGGATGAGACAAAATTAAATGAATATGAAGATAAGTGGATGGAAAGAGTAACTAAGTATCACGAAACTAAAGCCACTTCTGAACTTGCTCTCCCAGGGTTTTAGCAGACAACTCTATTTTGTTTTCTAATGAATTGAGAACCATTTCATCAATAGTATCTCTAGCTATAATATCTATAATTGTGACTTGACCAGTTTGACCATGCCTATGAGCACGATCCTCGCTTTGCCAACGGACTTCCAAATTATAAGAATTGCTAAAATATATAACATGCCTAGCAGCAGTAAGGGTAAGACCATAACCACCAACGGTAGGATTACCAACGAGGAAGCGACATCTGTCATTATGCTGAAAAGTTTCAACAGCATCGTTACGAACTTCAACAGAATCTTTTCCGTATATCGAAACCACTGAATCTGCGCCATATGTCTCCCTTAATTTAGTTTTAATCATTTCTATATTGTGTACGTAATTGGCCCATATTATACACTTGTCCTCAGTCTCCTCCAATATATTCATGAGTTCGTTAAGTTTAGGGTTTGTTTTAAATTCTACTATTTTATCATCGTTACTTTTTACAAAACCATTTGTTACTTGTTGTAATTTAAGAAGTTCAGTAAGTTTATTATTAAAAGAAACTTTTTCATCTTGTATCTTAGCCATGGCTAATACTTTTAATTCTTGGTAAGCTTTGTTTTGTTCTGCAGATAAATCAACATGTCTTTGTATGTACATTTTATCAGGAATATCTAAACATTCTTTTTTTCTTACTCTATATGAAAAGTGTTTTAGTTTGTATTCAAGTTCATCTAAATTTACATAATATTTAGGAATTTGTATTTTATATCCACCTTTTTCAATATTGTACATCACAGCATATCTAGATTTAAATACAGTAAAGTTATCGTAACCTAATAGTTTTTTATCTAAGAAAGCGCATTGTGAAAATAAATCTAATGGAGATTTGGTGACAGGAGATCCTGTTAGAATTCTTTTATATCTCGCTAATTGTCCAAGTTTTACAATTGTTTTTGTTCTAGATGCTTTTAAGTTTTTTATTGTGGTGCTTTCATCTACAATAATCATAGACCGCATACCATACTTTGTAAGCTTTTCTTCTAACCATTTTTTACCTGAGTCATGTGATAGTGCTTCTACATTCATTAATATAAATGTGAGTTTATTAGGATCTAATTTAAATTTTTTTTCTTTTGTAACTTTCCAAATAAAAATATTACAATCTTCAGGACAATGAGTTTGTATTTCTTTTAACCAATTACGATAAACAGAATTAGGTGCGATAACAAAAGCAAAATCAACTCTTTTATCTTGAAACAAATAAGCTGCATTATCAATAGCTACTTTAGTCTTACCAGTTCCCATCTCCATAAAATATGCAAAATTATAATCTTTTGCACCTTCACGTAGTGCTTGCCTTTGATGTTTGAACGGTTCTGTTTTATAATTATACACTGCGAATTTTTTTATTTTATTTATTTGCAAACTTCAATTAAATAATATATTGATTCGCACAAGGAGGTTCTTATGGACTTAGAAGCAGAATCTATCGTAAGGATAGACTTGGCAATGTCAACGAACATTACCGATTCTTGCAAAAAGTTATTGGAAACTCAGAAAAAAATAGAAGCGACTGAAGAAGAACTAAAAAAGTTAAAAGATGTTGAGACTACTCTTTCTGAGCAAACAATTCCAAACTTAATGCAACAAGCAGGTGTAGAGTTAATAAAACTCGAAGGTGGAATATCCGTAGAGGTAAAACCATTCTACTCTGCAAGAATACCAGCGTCTAAAAGTGAAGAGGCTTTTCAATGGTTACGTGAAAACGGCCATGGAGACTTGATTAAAAATCAAGTGTCTTTGGAGTTTGGCATGAAACAAGATAATGAAGCTAAATCAATTGTAGAAGAGCTGAAATCAAAAGGTCTACCAGTTAAGCAAAAAACAACTGTACACCCAAGTAGTTTACGAGGATTTGTAAGAGAACAAATTCAAGATTTGGGTAAGGATGTTCCAGCTGAACTGTTTGGAACCTACGTTGCTAATAAAACGAAAATAACCACGAAGGAGTAACCATGATAGAAAAAAAAGCAATGACGAAAAAAGAAACAAATCTGCCAGCTGCTATTAACTTAGAAGAAATGGCAGGACAAGGTCAAGAGTTTGTAACAGCTCGTGACCAAAAACTACCAATCTTAAAAATACTTTATGCTAACTCTCCAGTCTTAGATGAGACTGATGGAAAGTATGTTGAGACTGCAAAGCAAGGAGACATATGGAGTGAAACATCTGGTAAAGTTTGGAAAGGTAGAGAAGGATTAATTGTAGTGCCTTGTCTTTACATAAACACTTTTAATGAGTGGAAAGATAAAGGAGATAGTCCAGGAAGACCTGTAGCTATTCATACTGATCCATCAATTATGAGTCAAACAACAAGAGGTGCCGATAACAAGGATCGACTTGAAAACGGTAACTATGTTGAAGATACAGGAAATCACTTTGTTTATATTTTGGATGAAAATTATAATCCATTAGAACAAGCATTGATTACCATGAAATCTACTCAAAAGAAAAAATCAAAGACATGGAATTCTATGATCATGTCTAGAAGAGCACAAGGTAGTAAAGGTATGTATAATCCACCATCTTGGTCTACTGCATATAAACTATCTACTACTAAAGAGTCTAATTCACAAAACTCTTGGTATGGATGGGTTGTAGACTTTAATAAATTTTTAACTGCAGCAGAGCATTTAAAAACTTTAGAGACTACAAGAGCCTTTTATGAAAGTGCTATGAAGAGTGATATTTTCGGAAAAGTAAATTTTGATGATGATAATCAATCAGCAGGAAATAGCGCAAATAAAGAATCTGTTCCATTTTAAATTTTATGGAGGAGCAACTCTTAAAAATATTTGAGGGTAATTCTGAACTGTTCATTACTACTTCTTCTACGGGAGAAGTAGATGAACGGGGCAAGGTTCAAGTAGAAACATTTACGGTTCACGAATCAGTTACTCTTAAATTATGGAAGGATCATTTAGATGGTAAACAAAGGATTGGAATCAAACCTGAAAAAGATGATTTATGTAAATGGGGCTGTATAGATATTGACCCACAAAGTTATAAAGATTATTCACAAAAAAAAGTAATAGATATTCTAAGAGACAATCAGCTGCCATTGATACCAGTTAGATCTAAATCTGGTGGCTTACATTTATTTTTATTTCTTAATGATTGGAGCCCAGTCAAAGATGTTTTAAAAAAATTACATGAATGGAATAAGAATTTCTTTCAAGCATTAGAAGTATTTCCGATGAATAAATGTATGAACATGCCATACTTCAACATGAATGCTACTACTGAATTTGCATATAATGAGAACAATACACCTATAATGATTGGTGGATTTTTAGATTTAGTTAAAAATAAAACTGTAACAATTGAACAATTATCAAATATCAAAGTTAAGGAATATGAGCCTGAAGAAGATTGGAAACACTATCCACCATGTATTCAAAAAATGATTATGGATAAATGGTCGGGCAATCATAGAAATGATTTACTCTACAATGTTGGTGTTTTAGAAATGAAAAAAAGAGATGGTAAAATTAACATTGAAGAGATGACAAATATTCTTGCACAAAGAAACCAACAGATATTTGTAACACCTTTGGATGTAAATGAAGTTAAAAACTCAGTAGCAAAATCTGTAACTAAAAAAGATTACAATTATAAATGTCCACCTAAGTTTGGTGCTATTACACCTATATGTAATAAAGACTTATGTAAATTTAGAAAGCTTGGTATAGGGAGCCAAGTACCAGATTTAATAGATGACTTTGAGGATATTACTTTTATTCGAACTCCAACTACAATTGAATTCACTTTTAATTTTCAAGGAGAAAAAATTGTTGTGAATCCTGAAGATATGAAAGATGAAAAATCCTGGAGAGTTAAATTATTAAAGTATGGAATTTTTTGGATGACACTTCCTAGGCCAAGATCTGGTCCTTCACCATTTGAAATGTTAATGTCTACAATTGTTAAGAAGGCAGTTGAGAATGAACAGATGAAATTTGAAGATAATATTGGAGAACAAAAATATAGTTTTCTTAAAAAGTTTTTTGAAAACCACATTGAAGAAGATGACTTCAATAAATTAAAAGATAACTATGTAGTATTAGATTCTGAAACAAATGTTTGTTATTTTAAAAGAATTACATTTGAAAATTTTTTGGGTAAGAACAAAGTGTTTAGATCGGCTAATGAAGCATTTAATCTTTTAGGATGTGAAAGATTAGAGTATCATCCCGGTAGTGGAGAAAAAAATGTATGGTATGTAACAATGCCTAAGTTTGTTGATTATAAATCTACACCATCAGAACCTACTAAAAAGAAAAACGAACCATCGGAGATGGATGATGAATTCCACACAGGAAAATTCAGAACTTAAAATATTAGAAGATCTATATAGAAAAACTATTAAGATCTTTGGTCCTCCAGGAACTGGTAAAACATATACTTTAATTGAAAGAGTTTTAAAAAATTATTTAAGAAGAGGAGTGCAGCCATCTGATATTGCATACTTATCATTTACAAATAAGGCTGTTAATACTGCAGTAAAAAGAGCAATGGATGCTTTTCCAAATTATTCTTCTGAAGACTTTTTAAGATTTAAAACACTTCACACATATTGCAGAAGGTATTTTCAAGAAGAAGTATTTGATCCTAAACATTGTGCAATTGATTTTGCACTACAGACAAAGATAATCAAAACATCTGACAAAAGATTAGCAGATGATACGTTTACATTTAAGGATTGGTCGCTTGGTATTTATAGTAAAGCAAGAAACTTACTCATGAATCCAGAAGAGGTATACAAAAAAGAATCATATAAAAAAGATTCGTTAACAGTATTTAATCGTAAGATCTCTACCTATGAGCATTACAAACAAGGTGGAGGAGAAAGATCCTTTATAGATTTTGATGACATGATTGAAAGAACTATAAAAGAGGTGGACTTTCCACGGCTCAAGGTTTTAATTTTAGATGAAGCTCAAGACTGTACACCGCTGCAATGGTCTGTAATTTATAAGATGGCTATGAAGTCTGATAGAATTTATTTAGCAGGAGATGATGATCAAGGTATATATAAATGGAATGGAGCAGATCCAAAATATTTTACAAAGTTTTTTCCAGGTCGAAAAGTAAAGTTAAGAAAGACTCAAAGGTTTGGAGAAGCTATCTATAAATTTTCACAAGTAATTAGAAGAGGTATAAGAGATAGTGAAGAGAAAGAATACCTACCGGGAAAGAGTAAAGGTTATGTAAAAAGTTATCTATCATTCAAAGAAATTCCTTTTGAGAATTTAAAAGAGGATTGGTATATACTAGGTCGTATTACTGAAACAGTAAACGAACTTAGAATGTTAGCTAAAGATGCTGGCTTATATTATAAGGATAATAGAGATAATAAATGTTTTGATGAAAAGCAATGGGAAGCAATTAAAGCATGGACTGCAATTACAAAGAATAAAAAATTAGATAAGAAACAAGCAAGGAATATGTTTAAATACATTAGAGAACTTGCAGATCCAGATTATAGAACAGATAAATTTTGGAGAGCACAGCCTGATTTTAAAGAATATAATTTTAATGATTTGAAAGAATGGTGTGGTTTAGAACTAAAAGATGAAGATGCTAAAAAACCTTGGTATTGGATATTGAGAAGAAATTTTAAACCAAGACAAGTAAGACATTTTATTAGATTGTTAAGGAGATATGGGCAAAAAGAATTAGATAAGGAACCATTAATTACAATAGATACTATTCATTCAGTAAAAGGTGGAGAAGCTAACCATGTCGTATTGTACAGCAAAGGTAATTTTCCATCTGACTATTCACAGAAATCTAAACAAGAAAAAAGTGATGAGAGAAGAGTTTGGTATACTGGGGCAACTCGTGCAAGAAAAACTTTACATTTATTAAGAACTGATTATAAGTTTAATTACCCTATTGGTGCAGACTATTTAATTTATGTCCAAGAAAAAAATGACAAATAAAAATATATTTGATGAAGCATTTCCGAAAGACAAACAGATTGGGGGATCTCATTACAAATCTTTTTTTATTCAACCTTGGACTTTTATTAGAAAAAATGGACTCAACCCATTTCAAGCAAATGTTATAAAATATGTTTGTAGATATTTATTTAAAGGAAAAGCAATAGAAGATCTTGAAAAAATAAAACACTATTGTGATTTAGAAATAGAGCACCTAAAAGATAAAAAGTAAATGTTTAAATGGCCTTCATTAATTATTGAAAATTTTTATAATAATTTTGAAGAGGTAATAAAACTTTCTAATAAAGTAAAATATTATGACAATGATGGCACATGGCCAGGTAAGAGGTCAGATCTTTTACACAAGGTTGAAAAATCTTTTTTTGATTTGACCACAACAAAAATTATGCAAGCTCTTTACCCAAATGAATATGTAAATTTAACATGGAATGCAAGGATGCATTTTCAAAAAATTTCTATGAAAGGTAAAGGTTTTATACATCAAGATGGTGATGAAATAAGTTGTCTAATATATGTTTCAGGTTCAGAAAATGTAGGAGGAACAAGTTTATACAGGCCAAAAGGTTTTATAAGAGATAGAGTGGGCTATTTAAAAGAGTCTATGGATGCTTATAAAGCAAATAAATCTTTAACTGAATTAGTTGAAAAACATAATGATCAATTTGAGTTGACGACCAAAGTTGCTTTTCAACCAAATAAACTTTTTTTATTTGACTCAAATCAATATCATGCTGCTGATGAATTTGCAGATGAAAGATGCACAATAGTAGTTTTCTTTCAAGATATAAGACACCAAGGAGGTGCAACATTAAACTCGAGTGGAAGGTCTTGTAGAAAATATGGATAGTGTAAAAATTATAAAAAATTTTGAAAGTAAGGTGCCCTCATGGGAATCCTTGTTATACAATTTAAATCATTCTTTTATTTACAAAAATGAAATAAAACATAACTATTTAGGATTTATTGTAAGTCATGATGCAAATTTAATTTTCGAAGTGGCGGATGTTTTAAAAAGGTTGAATTTAAATACAGCTCATCTTTATATAAATTTAGTCATAGAATCTAACACTTTTGGTAGACACTGTGATCAAGATGACGTTTATTTTTGGCAAGTTCAAGGATCAACAAAATGGATATTTGATAATAATAATTTTACTTTAAATAAAGGAGACTTAATTCAAGTACCCAAAGGAACTTATCATGAGGTAAAACCTTTAAGCCCAAGAGCTGGAATTTCAATGAGTTTGTAATGCAAGAAGATAAATTAATTTATACAACAATATTAAAAAATCATTATGAATGGTGCAAAAAAAATGGTAGAGATATATCATGGTTAAAAACGATAGGAGATCTTTCTTGGTACAAAAAATTCAAGAAAAAAGATGCAGTGAGTGTAGTGAAAAAGCTGTCTTCGTGGAAATGAAAAAACTTTACTGTCCAAAACATTATGCAAAATTAAAACACATACCATTAGAGGATTATGAGCAAAGGCTTACAACTAACACTGACATTTAAAAAATCTATTTGGAATACACCATTAGAGTATAAAGATTTATCTAATGCAAAAGAAATAGCAATAGACTTAGAAACTAGAGACGATGGTATCAATGATAGACTAGGAGCTGGTTGGGCTTTAGGTAAAGGAGAGATTGTAGGTTTCGCAGTTGCAGTAGATGGATGGCAAGGATACTTTCCATTTGGCCATTTAGGTGGTGGTAACATGATACCTGAACAAGTAAAAGCTTACATGAAAAAAGTTTGTAGTTTACCTTGTCCTAAAATATTTCATAATGCACAGTACGATGTAGGTTGGTTAGAAGCATCAGGCATCACGGTCAACGGACCGATTATAGATACTATGATAGCAGCAGCACTTATAGATGAAAACAGATATCAATACAGTTTAAATAGTTTATCAGTAGATTATCTTGGAGAAATAAAAGCAGAAACAGAATTAAGAGAAGCTGCAGCAGCTCATGGTATAGATCCAAAAGCAGAGATGTGGAAGTTACCCGCTGAGCATGTTGGATATTATGCAGAGCAAGACGCAGTGCTTACATTAAAGTTATGGCAAAGATTCAAGCAAGAAATACAAACACAAAGTTTAACAACCATATGGGAATTAGAATCTAATCTTCTCCCGGTGCTTATAAAAATGCGCCAACGAGGAATCCGAGTCCAAGTGGAAAAAGCTGAAGTATTACAAAAAGAAATGTTGAACCAAGAGAAAGAAATACTATCGGCCATAAAAAAAGAATCAGGAATAGAAGTAGACATCTGGGCATCACGCCAGATCGCCAAAGCTTTCGACAAAATGAAACTAGATTATCCACGTACTGAAAAAACAAAAGAGCCTTCCTTTACACAAAATTGGTTAAGTAATAATAAAAACAAAATAGCACAATTAATTGTTCAAGCAAGAGAGGTCAATAAATTTCATGGAACTTTTTTATCTTCTATCATGAAGTATCAGGTTAACGGTAGAATTCATGGAGAGATACAGCAATTAAGATCTGACACAGGTGGTACAGTTTCAGGTAGGTTAAGTATGAGCAATCCAAATTTACAGCAAGTACCAGCTAGAAATAAAGACTTTGGTCCTAAGATAAGAAGTTTATTTATACCAGAAGAAGGTTATAAATGGGGGAGTTTTGATTATTCACAGCAAGAGCCACGAATGACGGTTCATTATGCAGCATCAATTGGAGATGGATATGAAGGATCCAACGAATTAGTAGAAGCATATCACAATACTGAAGCAGACTTTCATCAGACGGTAGCAGACTTAGTAGGTATTGAAAGATCCCAGGCTAAAACAATTGGTCTAGGTTTGATGTATGGAATGGGTAAAAATAAACTAGCCTTATCACTTGGTGTGAGTAAAGATGAAGCTGATCAATTAATAGTTAAATATAATAACAAAGTACCTTTTGTAAAAAAATTATCTGATAGATGTAAGTTTGCAGCTGATGAAAAAGGTGTCATAAGAACTAAGAAAGGCCGTAAATGTAGATTTGATATGTGGGAAACAAAAGACTTTGGCCTTCATGTTGCAGAAAAATTCGATGATGCTGTTGCTAAATACGGTAAAGATAATATTAAAAGAGCATATACCTACAAAGCACTAAACAGATTAATTCAAGGATCCTCTGCAGATCAAACTAAACAAGCTATGCTAGATTGTTATAATGCAGGACATCTACCTATGCTACAGATACATGATGAACTTTGTTTTAATATTAAAGATGATGCTCATGCA